TGTCTTTTCTCAGGACTACGGGGAGTCGGGCTTGATTTCCAGCAATGGCGTCAATACAGCGAAAAACCCAAGTTACTCGCTGTACACCTTCCCGGTAGGCCCGTTCAATGTCCCACCCGTCTCGGTATCCTCGTCCCACCATCGATGGATTCAAGGAAATTGGCGCCCCCAAACCTAAAGAGGACTTCACCTCCTGATCGACGCCAAGTTGCTTATTCTCTGTTTTATTCCAAGCCATTATTCAGATCCAAGAAGGTAGGCATAAAGTCCGGCTGTAACTCCCAATGTAATAAAACCAGCGGGAAGATAGATTAGAGCCGCTCCGATGCAAGTAAAAATGACAAAAGCAACCATAAGCATGTGTGCAATATTTTCGCGAGTGAGAAAACCGATGATTTTTGACAATCTTGTTACTCCCGCAAAATCCAAGTTGTTTTCTTTTTTCACGCTAACACCTTAGTCCGTCAACCTAGAGTAGATTCTACATTGGTAAATGCTGAAAAAGTAGGTGAAATTCTGCGATGACCGACTGGAACAAGGTTCTTGACTGGCTAAAACCAAAAGAGCCGCTTTATTGCCCAGAAGAGCCCTCCCTCACTCAACGTGTTTTTTTGCGCACGTATGCACTGGAGGCGCTATTCGGCGGAGCGGCTGGTGGCGGAAAAAGTTCTGCCCTTTTAATGTCTGCGCTTCAATACGTAGATGTTCCGAACTACTCGGCCATTTTGTTTCGTAAGACGTTTGCCGACTTGTCGCTTCCGGGTGCACTCATGGACAGGGCAAGAGACTGGCTCGCCCCCCAAGACGACGTTCACTGGAACGCAAACTCCTATGTATTCACTTTTCCGTCAGGGGCACGCATTTCTTTTGGCTACTTGAACAACGTGAATGATTACTTGCGTTACAAGGGTGCGGAGTTCCAATTCATTGGAATGGACGAGGTTACGGAAATTAGAGAACAGGACTACCGCTATTTGTTCTCTCGTTTGCGGCGTCCATCGAGCGGACCACTGTCTCAGGTGCCCTTGAGAATGAGGTCTGCTTCCAACCCTGCACCCAACTGGGTTCGTCAACGATTCATCGTGGAGGGTCAGGAGCAGAACCGTATTTTTGTTCCCTCCCGGCTGACCGACAACCCCGGAATCGACGCAGAGTCGTACAGGCAGGCGCTCCAAACACTTGATCCCATTGAAAGACGTCGATTGGAGTCCGGTGACTGGTGGGCGACCACTCTAGGAACTCTTTTTTCGCGTGAATCGTTTGGGATTATTGACGCCCACGAAGTTCCGCAGATTAGTTCGATGGCTCGAGTTGTACGCTTTTGGGATCTTGCGGCTACCGAGCCGTCGCACTCAAATCCGAACCCCGACTGGACGGTTGGCGTTTTAATGCTGCTCGATCAAGGCATTGCCTATGTGCTTGACGTTAAAAAAGCGCGAGTGAAGGGAGAGAAGGTGGAAGCGCTAATTGCCCAAACTGCTGCCGAAGACGGAAAGAATGTTCCGATCCGCATGGAGCAGGAGCCGGGGTCTTCCGGAAAAGCCCTACTTGACCAGTACGCAAGATATGTTCTTTCCGGGTATGACTTTATGGGTCTGCGCTCAACTGGTGACAAAGTTACACGTGCAAGGCCTTTTGCTGCCGCTGTGGCAAACGGCAATGTTCGGCTGATGCGTTCGGCATGGCTAAGCGATTACTTGGACGAGTTTTCGTCTTTTCCTGAAGCGGGCGATCACGACGATCAGGTTGATGCGACAGTAGGCGCTTTCACGATTCTCACTGGGTTGGGGTTGCCCCAAAGGAAAACTGCGTCTATCATCGTTTGAAGTAGATGTTTTGTTGCTTATTGAGGAGGTAACTATGGATCAACCCAATTTAGAATTTATAAAAGATTTCCGTAATGCCATTTTGGCGCTCGATACAGAAATTGCGTGTTTTTTTGATTCAGGCGCTTCGCTTGAAGATCTGGGTGCTGCACTTGTTGAGTTGAATAGGGCAAAAGCCGAAGTTGGCATGTGTTACGACTATGCCGTTAACGCTATGAATGTCAAAATGGCTGACAACCCGGAACTAGCACTGCCGGATGGTTCGAAAATTGAGAAGAAGTGGGCAAACACTCGTACCGGGTGGCAGCACAAGGATTTAGCAAACACTGTTGCTAGACGAATTGTTGACCTTAATGTGGATATGGACACAGGAGAAATTCTCGCCTCCCCCGAGCAGATGCTTGTTCAGATCTTTGATTACGTTCAGCCTTCTTACTGGCGAATCAAGGAACTGCAAAAGATCAGCGTTAACCCGGACGAATACTGTGAAGTGCATGAAGCAAAACCGTCAATCATCGTAAGAAAAGGAAATGCTAAATGAGTAATGAAATTTACCCCTTGCTGTCCCAACAGTTTCCAAAAGAAATGGAAAGAAACGTATCCAAGTCGGGACGCACTCTTACCTATATTCCAATTAGTGAAGTTATCAGTCGGTTGAACAAAGTTTTGGGTGTTGGCAACTGGTCCAGCGAAATTATTTTTATTGGACGCGATTCCGCAGACCCTGATTGGGTTATTGCGCAGGTACGCCTGATCGCCCGACTTGGCGACAACACAGTTGTCAAGGATGGTGTTGGCGGCCAGCAGGTCAAGTACACCAAGGCGGGGAAAATCCTTGACCTCGGTGACGAATTCAAGGGAGCAATGTCGGACGCCTTAAAGAAAGCGGCCCAGCAATTGGGTGTGGGTTTGTATCTCGCTCGCGATGACGCCGCTATTGAAGTTGATGAGAGTAATGACGCCTTGGCGCAACAGGTTGCTCAAGTGGATGAAGGAATCAATCAACTTTTTGATCAACTTGTGTCTTTGTCCAAGTCGCTTACCCCCGAGCAAAAAGAAGCGTTGGAAGACTTTTGGATTGAGTACGCAGACGGTGAGCCAAAGCCAACACGCACAACTGCAAAGGTGGAAGATTTGGAAGCACTTATTGCAGAAGTAACGCGACTGACTCTTGGCGGTGATTTCGTTGAGCCAATTGCCTGAAGACGTAAATCAGCAAATTGAAACCGAAATTCTAGTTCCACCGGAATTTCTTTCACCGTCTTCAATTTCAACTTGGCAGCAATGTCCGTTGAAATATAAGTACTCAAAGATTGACAAAATCATTGACCCTCCGACCGAGGCAACAGTTCTTGGCAACTTTGTTCACGATGCACTCGAACGTCTTTTGCTGAGCCCCCCGGAAAGCAGAACCCTCTCAACCGCTCAATCAATTATGCGATCGCTTTGGTCTGACGAGTATCAAAACAAAGCAGCCGATGTGCTCCATGGCCACGAAGCCAAAATGCATGAGTTTCGTTGGCGTGCATGGTGGTGTGTTGAAAACTATTTCCTAATGGAAAACCCAGCCGAAGTTTCCTTTGAAGGGCTGGAAGATTACGTGACGGGCAAAGTTGGTGACGCCTCCTTACGCGGCTATATCGATCGCTGGGGCAAGGACGCCAATGGCATTGTTATCGGTGACTACAAAACCGGAAAAACTCCTCGTCCTCAATGGAGAAACGGAAAATTTCAACAACTTCTTATTTACGCTGTCTTGCTTGGTGAAATTCACCAAACCAAAGTAAATTCATTGGAACTGCTTTATTTAAAAGATGGTGTAAGACTTACTCACCCAGTAAAAACTAAAGAATTGGATGAAACAAAAAAAACAATTATTTCCGTTCATGCTGAAATTCAAGAAGCGTGCGCAACTTCAAATTTTGAAGCCAAGAAGCACCGCTTGTGCGACTGGTGCGCTTACAAATCTTTTTGCCCAGCATGGAACTGAAAAGCACAAATGTTTGCAATTCGTTTTCGCTCCGATGCCCGAGTGGCGAAACCGGCAAACGCAGGGGGCTTAAACCCCCCGGGTGGCAACACCTTATGGGTTCAAATCCCATCTCGGGCACCAAGTAAATAGAAACATTAAAAAGTAAGGGAAAAAAATGCTAGATGACACATTTGCACGTTTGGTTGCTGAGGAAGTCAAAAACAAGGTAACTCCAGAGCAGAAAGACTATTTGCGCCTGCCAGAAAACTGGACACGTTGGCAAAGAGCGCTCACTGTCTTGACGAACAACCTTGACCAGCAACTTGAATCACTTAAAA